GAAACTTGAAACATTAGCACCAACTGACAATCTTAATTCTCTAATACCAGCAAAGATTGATGCAATAACAAGGGGGTTTTCAAAAATAGCTCCACCTTTTAATTTTGTCGCAGAGATTAGTTTATTAGCAATGCCACAAAGTGTTTTTTGGTTTAATGCATCAACAAAAGTGTTTAGATTAGCATAGGTATCTAATTTACAAAATAAACCAACTCCATCAAGAATTTTATTATCTACATTAAATCTTGCTTCGGTAAATGTTGATAATGTAGAAGTGCCCCACTCGGCAGGATAAACGATAGTTGTAAATCTTTTATCTACAATTGGATCAAATAGTGAAGTTAAAACGGGGTTTGTTGCACCACTTGACATTGCAGTTATTGTTGTGGTTATCCCAGCAATAGAGCCATCAACACCAAGAGAGATTGTGTTGCCTTGTGTGCCATCATTTACAGCAGTTAATGCAACTGAACCAGTAGTATTTACAGAGGTTACTGGTGAATAAGTATTAGCAGTAATTGCAGTCACTAATTTACCACCAATTACAGTCGCAGTATCACCGATAGCAACGGCAATTTGGTATTCACCATTTATTTTTGAATCAATATAAATAGTTAATGTGCCAGCTTCGGTAGAAGTGCCTGAAAAAGCAATTGAGCCAGTTGAGGCGACACCAGAAGCATTATCGGTTAAGCCAATCGCAGAAACTTTTGGTTTAATTTTAGAAACTGATAAAGTATCAATTAAAGATCTGCCAGCTTTTGCAATTTGTGATTTTGCACCAAATAAATCGTTAAATTCTTTTTTGCTTAAAATATTTTCTTTAAGCTCACCACTAGAAGCAGTGCCACTTATCATACAACCTACTAAAAGAATTGAGCGATCGCCTGCATCTTTTGCGGTTAATGCCGATTTAATATTAGATGTTCCTCTTGGAAATGATTGTCCCATTATTTACCTTTTTTTTGAGTTGATATAACTTGATCCACAACTTCAACACAGTTATCAATAGCAGAATCTTTTAATCTATTTCGCCAAAATAAATCTGTTGGCACTCCATCCTCATCATTAATTTCAATGATGGCATCTTTTGGTAATTGACCTTGCGGAGTTCTTAAATTTTGGTTTAATTTTATTTGCATAACAAAATAATTTTTAATATGTTTATATTGTTTATTTTTGTCAATTTTTTGCAAGTCAAAAAACTATGATTTTATCTAGTATTTAAATCATAATCTAAACCTTGCTCTATAAATAAACCTTCGACCCTTTGTAGTGGAACTCCCAAATCATAATCGGTAGTATCGCTAACTTGAATAAACCCTTGCACTACAAAATCAAACCTATGTGTATAAGTAGCGGTTATATAGTCGTCAGCTTCATCGCCTACATATTGGCAGGGTTGCATCTCTTCATCGCTTAAATTACTTTCAAAAATATAATTTGCTAGGGCTTTTAATATTGGTTTTAAATAGCCTTTGGCATTATCGGCAATGTCGCCACCAAGAATTGATGTTGTTGCAGGCATAACTATATAAATGCTAAAACTTTGCTGTGCCGAGTTCCAGTAGTCTTCATTTGTTCTTTTTGCAGTCGATGAATCACCGACAACTGTATCATTTTTATAAGCTTGGTTTTGTCCCATAACAACATAAAGCCATGTTTGCAAAACTCCACCCTGCCCTGCCGTATAAAACTCTTGTATTCTTTGTGCCGTTGCAGAATTTGCTATCCTTGTTGCTGTGCTTACTTTTATTTCGCCTTGTGCTGGTGATTGCATCGTGCCAGTTGTTGTGTAGCTAAACGAGGTATCTGTTATTTTAGTTATTTGTTTATAGCCATTATATCCGTCATAATCGTCAAGCAATAAATATCCACTATTTACATTGGCAGGGTTGCCAGTTACTTTAAAAGTAAAAATTAATTTACTTGGCACACTTACTAATTCCCAACTTCCGTTGAAACCAACTGCTCCAGATATTTCAATTTTAATTGGCAAAATTTGTGGAGCAAATAAAGACGGATCGCTTAATTTATGGTCTGTTAAAGCTGTTGCGGTGGCAATACCATTAGAAAAAGTTATTGTGCTTAATGCTATCGGTTCTTTTGCACCCTTGATAGTTACATAATTTCCAGTAATCAAATTATGATTAGTTGCTGTCGCACAAGTTATTGTCGAGCTTACCCTTGTCAAGGATGAAGCATTAATAATGGTTGAAAAATCATTAGTATATTTTGGCAAAATATCTTTTAATCTATTAACAACTTTAACACTTTTCATTTTTTACCCCCCAACACTTGTTTTAATTTAATATCTATATTTCTTTTAATCTTATCTTTATTTTTCATAACAATTCTTTTAAATGGCTCTCTTGCTGCCATTTTGGTCGTTCCTTCTTCTAAAAATTTTGCATACTCTGGTGCATTTTCGTTAGCTCCAAATTCTAATTGTCTATTGCCTCGAACGGCAAAATCAACTGATTTTCTAAATTTACCAGTTATTATCGCTGGTGTTTCGTTGGGTGCTGATGCTATGTGTAATTTAGGTTTTTTTAATTTACCGCCACCAATTCCTTTGTATACTTTGTAGCCTCTACCACTTTTTAGTTGCTTCATATCTTTATTTAAATCTGCGACCAATTCTTTACCTGATGTATAAAAGCCTTGGCGAATTGCTTTTGTTAATTCTACTAGTAATTCGTAAAAAAATTTTAATGTTTTTTGGTTTTGTGAACCATCTTTTACTTTTATCGTCTTTGATTGGCATTTATTGTTTTATCGCCTTTCTCAATACCTCTTAATCTAATAACTTTGTCATCAATGTCAATATTATCTGTGTTTATAATTTTGTAATAAATATTTTGATACTCGATCCATAATTGCTTATCCAAAGGTATTGATGAGCTATAACGAACATAAAAATCAGTATTTATACCTTTTTCAATATTTACCCCGTCTATAAATTCTCCTGCCGTATTTGTTTTTACCATCGCCCAAACCGTTACTATTGTTGTAAAGCCAACCGTTGGCAAACCATCGGGTGCATTGTTTGGAATGATCGCAGTTGTTAAAATTTTAATTCTTTTATCAAAATCACCAGTGCAAATCTTTTTTGTATTTTTCTTTATTGATTGGCATTTCATAAAAAGAATTTTTGCGAAATAATATAGGGGAAGAATAAAGACTTAAAAAGCGAATTATTCTCAATAACACAATCGCCTGAATTTTCATAAAGGTAAGAACAAACACTTAAACAAGCTTGCTTTATTGCTTCTGGTCTATTGGGATAATCAGCTTTAAAAGTAATTATAACCGCTTGCTTTCTTTCGTAAGTTGTGGGAAATGTTTTGTCGTTATTAATATAGATTGATGAATAATCTGCATCATTAATAAAATAATAATCGGCTGAACTTAATGTTTGTAGTGTGTTGTCTATATCATAATACTGAATTGAAGTAATTAATTTTAATTTGCTTCTTTTTACTTCTATGCCGTTGCATTGTGGGAATTTGTCAAGATATAGCTTAAATTCTTTTTCAACAAATTCTCTACCAGTTATATTCTCGCCAATTTGTCGAGAGACTTTAATAAATGGAGTTAAAATACCATCAAAATCATTGCCGTCTATTCGCAAAAATGTTTTTATTTCGGCAAGTGTTAAAACTTCAGTTGTTGCGTCAGTTATTAAAATTATGGATGACATACTATTTGCAATGTTCTTTCGGCTAATTCATTAGCACTTGAAACTAATCTAAAAAAATTAAAAGGGCTATCATAAATATCTTGAACAACTACAAAAATTCCCGCTGTAGCTTTAATTTCTTTAGCTGTTCCAGTGTCGGCTCCGTGCACTGTATAAAAATTTGTGCCATCTATTGAGCCTTGTATCGTAAATTTAGTTCCAGTAAAACTAGCAGGCATTATAATTCCAATTAAATGAGTTCCGCCAAGCTCGTATGATGATGATGTGGCTGTATTAATTGGTATTGTAATGGTTGCAAATTCTCTTGTGTTTTGAAATTTACTCGGCATTTTTATTTACCTCTTTATTTTGTAAATTATCAATTGCTTTGTTTTCTAAATTATTTAAAGCTTTTTCTTCTAAATTATTATTTACTTGAATTCCCCATTTCTCTTTAATAAAAACTTGAGCCAATTCTTCGTAAATATCATAAACTTCGCCAACTTGGTAATCCAAGCATTCGTTTCCAAATATATTTTTTGATGCTACTACTGATTTTATTACTTTAATTAACATATTAATATAAATTTAATTGAAAAAAGAGGGGTTTTTACACCCCTCTAATTAATTTATGCAACTGGTAAGTGTTTTGCATCACTTAAAATTACAGATGCTCCAGCAGTTAAGCCAGTGGTTACAGAGGTTGAAACCAAAGATAGTTTAACATATCTTTTAGTTCCAATGTAACCAATTCTTGAACGAGAGTGAAGAACTGAAATTGCGGCTTCAGCCTCAAGTCCAACCAAATTATCATCGTCAACTGAACCACTATAAGAACCTGAAGTATCAGTTTCTTGAATAAGTGGGGTTACAGTTCCATCGGTTCTTGCACCAGTAATAATTTCAAATGTTACTGATTCATACCCTTGTGTGTCAATTTCTTCACCAACAGTTGTGGTGTTTGTTGAAATTGCTGCAATATTAAGAGCTTTTAAAATCTTAATATTGTTTTTTAGGTCTCTACTAGCCATAAAATATTTTCCTTTTTAAATTAATTATTATGATGAAACTTTAAGTTTTCTTAAACCTTCTGCCAAGACAACTTGTCCACCAGTTCTTTTGTATACAATAAAGCGTCTTTTGCCATTTAGAGCTTGAGTGTATGGATCTTCCACAAATTCAATTGATTGATTGTCAACAATGTAATAACATCTACGAAAATCACCAAGAATTATTGGATAAGTACCAGCACCAACATCAGGCATATCGTTAGCTAAGAAATAAGGTAAGCCAGCAACAGTATTAGGCATATCAGCGCTTCCAAGGCTAGGGACAAACAAATATTGTCCGTAGGTATCTTT